GGAATCGCAAATGTTCGTGGTGGTTCATTTGTTAAAGTAAATTTAGATAAATCAACAATAGATTTGTTACAACACATGAGTAATAGTACAAATAATAAATGTTTTATTTGTGGAGAGACAGGACATTTTGCAAAAAATTGTGTAATAAGTAAAAATAATAAGACACATGAAGAAAGCGATGGTTGGGAGACATGCAGTGATGAAGAAGAAGAGGAAGAGGAAGAAGAGGAAGAAGAGGAAGAAGAGGAAGAAGAGGAAATTAATTGTTGTTTTCGTTGCGGTAGAGTAGGTCATTATTCTCCATCATGTTATGCATCAAAGCATATTAAGGGTTATTATTTAAAAAAATAACTCTTAAATAGTAGGAATAAACCGCCAATTTAATTCTTGACATATTTTTTTCCATATTTCATCTTGTTCTATTATTTTCTCTCTATCCTTTAACATCGGAAAGAATGGTAAAAACTCTTTTTGATTTAGCAATTCACAAAGTTTATAAATAGTGTAGTAATAATTTAAAAAATTAACACGCTCTTCCGGGCAAAACTTCGCATATGGAACTTGTATTTCTGTAAAAAGATTACACAACGTTTCTTCTAATTCGGAAGTCATTATAGGGGGACGAACCCCTAATTTATCTTTTATAAAGGGTATATGCTCATAATATTTATTGTACTTTAATTTTTTAAGCACTTCTTTTAATTTTTTATTACAAATGGTTTTAATATCTAACCTTTCTTTTTTAATTTGTTGACTTATATTTTCAAGTATATCATCTGGTATTAAGGTTGTTTCTTTAGCTTGAAACTGAGCCAAAATCTCTCTAAAATGATTTATTCTTTTATAAGAATAAAAACAAACTTCTTTAGGCGGTTCTTTATAACTTGGTTTATCATTTTCAATAATATATTTAAGATTCGCACTGCAGTTATTGCATACTAATAAACCCTCATGTTCAATATGAATTAGTTCTCCAAAATTACATATTCTGCATATGTCGGCTTCGCAAATAAAATTATTAATATCAATATTTGTTGGATCAATATTTGAAAAATATTTTTGTATATTTAGATTATTTTTTGTTAAACAATTATCACTGCAATCAGAAATCTTAAAAAACTTTTCTAGTACCATCTTATTACTTGCTGTATTAGATATATTTTTTTTTTCTTCAAAATAGTTAAATATATAGAGAGAATTATCTAAAAAATATTTTTTTTTCTTTTTTTTTAGATTATTAATTGAATCATCTATTGTTTTAATAGAATATTTAATTTCTAACTTTTCATCAAATGTTTTATTATTATTATTATATTCTAATAATAAGTTTTTTCTATCATTTTCTAATTTAGGAATAATTTCGTCAGAAATTTTTATAAACTCATCTAAAAACTTTTCATGTTTATAATCCAAGGATTCTTTAGGTTTTTCGATAATAATTGTTTTTAGATTTTTAGGTTTAAAATTATTCATATTATAACTATTATTATTTATATATATTTAATTAAATAATATTTATATATATTAAGGAAAATACATAATATTTAATATATTAAGGAAATACTTGTTTTTTTAAGCAAATTAATCAAATTAAGCAAATTAAACTAAGAATTTTATTTATTAGTTTAATTTAATTTTTATTTATAATTTTTTTTTCTTTTGTTATATTATAAAAATGGGAGGAGGCTTAATGCAACTCGTCGCTTATGGCGCACAAGACGTTTATCTTACTGGCAATCCACAGATTACCTTTTGGAAAGTGACATACCGTCGTTACACTAACTTTGCTATGGAATCGATTGAGCAAACATTTAACGGACAGGCTGACTTCGGCCGCCGAGTAACATGCACTATTTCTCGCAATGGTGATTTAGCATACCGCACATATTTACAAATTACTCTACCAGAAATTAACCAGGCAATGAACCCTACACCCACTACACGCGTCGCTGCTGGCCCTGGTGCTCAGCACCGTTCGGAGAGTGGCGTGTTTGCTCGCTGGTTAGACTTCCCCGGTGAGCAAATTATCTCGATTGTTGAGGTTGAAATTGGTGGTCAGCGCATTGACCGTCAGTATGGTGACTGGATGCATATCTGGAATCAGTTAACCCTTACCAGCGAGCAGCAGCGTGGTTATTACAAGATGGTTGGCAACACCACCCAATTAACCTTTATTACTGACCCGTCTTTCGCGGCGGTTGATGGCCCCTGCGCTACCAGCGCGCCCACCCAGGTCTGCGCGCCTCGCAACGCTCTTCCAGAGACCACCCTCTATGTTCCTTTACAGTTCTGGTATTGCCGCAATCCCGGTCTTGCTCTCCCCTTAATTGCTCTTCAGTATCACGAAATCAAGATTAATCTTGACCTTCGCCCGATTGATGAGTGCTTATGGGCCGTGACATCGCTAAACAACACCTCGTCTACCAGCTCATTAAAAGTCTCCACCGCATATCAGATGTCGCTTGTTGCCGCGTCGTTATATGTGGATTATGTCTTCTTAGACACAGAGGAGCGCCGTCGTATGGCTCAAAGCGCTCATGAGTATCTCATCGAGCAGCTTCAGTTTACAGGCGATGAGTCGGTTGGCTCTTCGTCTAACAAGATTAAATTAAATTTTAACCACCCCTGCAAAGAACTTATATGGGTTGTCCAGCCTGACGCGAATGTTGATTATTGCGCGTCGTTAATTACCGGCACCACTCTATTCAGTGTTCTTGGCGCCCAGCCATTTAACTACACTGATGCGATTGACGTGTTACCCAACGGCATTCACGCGTTTGCTGGTCCTGGCTCTGTCGGCGGCCCTAATGAGTTTATTAACTCTGCTGGATTATTCGAGGACCCAGCTGCCACCGATGCTGTCACCTTCCCTGGCTGGGATTACCAGGCTCCCAACTTCAACCACTCTGGATGGGTGAATTCGACAACTCAATCTCAGTTAGTTCCAGTTGCCAACAATGGCAACTCCGACTTCCAGTCATCGGTTTCGGATGCCGGCACATTCGTGTTAACTGAGACATCCCTTGACATGCACTGCTGGGGCGAGAACCCAGTCGTTACTGCGAAATTACAGCTTAACGGCCAAGACCGGTTCTCTGAGCGTGAAGGCACCTATTTTGACCTCGTTCAGCCCTTCCAGCACCACACTAGAACCCCCGACACTGGCATTAATGTCTACTCTTTTGCTCTTCGCCCTGAGGAGCACCAGCCATCTGGCACCTGCAATTTCTCGCGGATTGACAACGCCACTCTTCAGCTTGTTCTTTCTAATGCGACTGTTGGTGGCACCAATACTGCTAAGGTCCGTGTGTATGCCACTAACTATAACGTCCTTCGTATTATGTCGGGCATGGGTGGTTTAGCTTACTCGAATTAAACATTTTTAACATTTTAATATTTTTAACATTTTTAGCAATTTAAAATACTGTTTTAATTAGTTTATAATTAGTTTATAATTAGTTTATAATTATAATATATTATGAATTGTAATATATTATGAAGTGTCTTTTAGTAACAATTGCAATTGGAGAAAAATATTTAGAAGAATATAAAAATTTGTTTTATAAAAGTCAAAGAGATTATGCTGTAAAAAATGGTTATGATTTTAAAGTTGTTAGAGATTTTTTAGATAAAAATATTATCAATAAGTCTACTATTTCATTTAATAAAATATTAGTTTGTAATCAAGAATGGTCAAAAGATTATGACTTTATTATATTTATTGATGCTGATATTTTAATTAATATTAATTCTCCACCAATTCATAATTATATAGAGTATGATGATTGCATTGGAATAATTGATGAATATTCTCAACCGTCAAAAGAAAGAAGATTAAAAATACAGCAAAAAATGGGATGGGAAACAAGTGCTAGTGATTATTATAAATTATGCGGATTTGATATTCAAACTGATATGGTTTTTAATTCTGGCATTCTTGTAATGCAACCAAAAAAACATAATGATTTTTTATTAACTATATATAATAAATATATATTGCAAAGTATATCACATCCTAGAGGATTTCATTTTGAACAATCTTGTATAGGTTATGAACTTCAAAAACATAATTTATATAAAGTTATAGATAATAAATTTAATGCTGTGTGGGGTTTAACTAAATTAGATAATATTGAAAATATTAGTCTAACTAAATACTTTAATGATAATTATTTTATACATTTTGCTGGACGTACTGATTATGATAAAATAAAAACAATTGAATATAACTGAGCATTTTAAATTAATTATAATATTATAAGTAATATTATAAGTAATATTATAACTAATATTATAAGTAATATTATATATGGATTTAAATATAAATAATTATTCGGTTGAGGAATTATATAAGTTATTTAATATTACGGATAATAAAATAGATATAATAAAAATCGAAGATTATTTATCGAAAACAATATCATTAATTAGTATTCAAGATAATGATGATTTGCCAGAAAATAAAGATAAATTAATTAAATTTTATACTAAGGCAGCATTTAAAATTTTTAATTCTAATCTAAAAAACAATAATTTAATGGATATAGACTTAATTGGGTCTTTAGCAGCAGAAAATAATTCAAATGATGTGAATGCTGTCAATCATATGAATGATTCCAATAATATTAATTATTATAAAGAAAATGAAGAAATAATTAGTGCCTTACTTGAAAATAACACAAATTTTAAATCTAATCTACTTGACGATGAAGATATCAATAGGCAACCTGCCAAAAAACAAATATTTGTGAAAGGATATTTAAACAGATACACAGAAGGATTAGTAAATCCATTAGAGAGAGAAACCTCCTCGTCCATTTTATCAATAAATAGTAAATTTAGAGAATCTAATAGTAAAAGTAGTACAGACTTTGTAATTGAATTAAATGACCCATATCATAATGTAGTTTCATTAAAATTAGCATCGATTGAATTAATAAATAGTTATTATACTATTTCTGAATATTTACGAACAAATAAGTTTTCAGTAACATTTTTTCAGTATAATATCACAACAAATGATATCTCTCAAAACTCAATATCTACAGAAGATTTTACAATTCCAGATGGAAATTATAGTGTAACAGATCTAGTAACTATTATAAATAACGATTGCTTTAAAAACAATCAACTCGATTCAAAAATTATTAAAATAGTTAAAACTAATAATACAGGCAAACTATTGTTTGTAGTAAATGACAGCAGCGGAAACCAACCACTCGCAGGTTATAAATGGGGATTTGATTTAAACTTTAGCGATAAAATAACCCCAAATAGACCGGCATTTCTAAATTTGGGTTGGATATTAGGTTATAGAAAATTAAAGTATAATTTTTTTAAAACCATAAATAATGAAACTTACTATAATCATGTTAAAACCTTTAGTTTAGATATTGGATTTAATCCTGAATCTACGGCGAATACAATAGGTACTCGTTATTTTTTATTGGAAGTAGATGACTTTAATAAAAATCAAAGTAAACTTTTTAGATTTAATGCTGAATTAAAAAATAATAGTTCAGAAGCATTTACTTATAGTGTGTCAAATATATTAGCCTTAATTCCAAATAGAGGCAACTACTATGACAAAAGTTTTGAAGATTATACTGACCGAATATTTAACACTAAATTGTATTTTGGACCTGTTAAAATATCAAAATTAAAAATCAGATTATTAGATGAAAATGGAGTAGTTGTAAACTTAAATAATACTGATTTAACAATAAATATTGCCATTGAAACAATAAATAAACATCATAATACTTTGTCTAAATAATTAAATAATTACATAATTATTTTATTTATGTTTTCTTGAGTAATTCGATTTAGCTTTAGCTTTAGATTTAGATTTAGTTTTAGGTTTTTTCTTAGTCCCTCCTTTTTTTATTTGTTTAATATTTAAATTATCTTTAAAAAATTTAAGTAAATCATCAACGGTTCTAGGTCCATCATATATCTTAGATAATTTATTATTTTTAACTATTAAAATTGTTGGATAACCCGATACCGCATCGTGAATTTTACTATTGGTTACTAACTCTTTAAATGCTTCGTTTTCAATATTATATATTTTAGTTGCCCCATCATCATTATATAATCTTAATTTTTTATTTATATCTTTTAAAATTGGATGTAATGCTTTACAATGACCGCATCCAGGCATTGTTATTATTAACGCACTATTTATTAAAGATACTTTACCATTTTTCTTTTTATTGCCACAAAATTGAATCCTCATGTATATATTAATATAATATATTAATATTATATATAATATATAATAAAGTATGTATATTGATATTTTCTATAGTTTTTTAATTATTATCATTATTGTAGTTATTTATCTCTTTGTTAATGAATATAATAAAAACAAAAATAAGAATGATTGTCCTGATATATTAATACAAAAAGGAAAATATATATATTTAATGAATAAATATAATAAGGCGATTCTTAAATTTAATAATTTAGACGAATATCGCGTATATTATAAAAATCAACAAAAACAAGGAAAAAAATGTCCTGAATTATATCTGCAAAAAGAATACAATATTCAAGGGGAAGCAGTCTTTGTTAATAGAAAATCCCCATTTGAAAAAGAAGGTGGTGCTCCTATAATTTCTGGGTTAGATTTGCAAACTACTAATAATACTTCTTTATTGGTTGATGCTACGCGCAATAATCCTCCATTTAATCATAATTTATATCCTGGATTTGATCCAATGAACCAAGATATAGGACTTGAAACTCCATTAGATAAAATGTATAATAAAAACTCAAGTGTTCCTCCTATATTAACTACGACAAAATATGAAGGATTTCAGTTTAATTAAACAGTTAAACAGTTATTAAACATTTATTGACTAATAAATTATCAATATTTTCTAATTCTTTTTCTGACTTTTTACTTAATAAAGTCCACTTATTAGTGTCATTATTATTAGAATCAATAGTAGTATAATTAGTATTATACTGAATTGTATAACCATTTTTGTGATAAAATTGTCGCCGCTTTAACCATTGTTTTTTAAATATATCATGTTTGTCTATTATGTCTATAACTAAAGGATTCGCATGTTTTACTCTTAAAATACGACCAACTGCTTGTTCTATTTCGGTTTTAGGTGTAACAAAAACAAGCGTTGTTAAAGTTTTAATATCTAACCCTTCTGAAGCCATTGAATATGTCGCGACTAATACTTGTTTAGTTTCACTTATTTTAAGGTCTTTTTCTTTCATTCCACCAACATAATATCCGACACTTGTAATATTATGGTATTCAATTGCTTTAAATAAATATGTTAGTAAACTTTTATTATGCCCTAAAATAATCATTTGTTGGTTATTATTAATCGCCAATTCATTTTTAATTATCTTTAAAATAAACTCACTTCTAATATTAAAATTGCATAATTTACTAATCATAGTACTATATTTAGCATTTCCTCGATGGTCGTATTCAATTGTATTAAATTCGTCATCATTCACATTAAATTCAATTGCTTTAATCAATACGCTATTATCATTGTCGCGCTTTTCTTTATGAATAATATCCCCAATAAACAATTTAAATACTTTAGTTAATCCATCTTTTCTATTCATTGTAGCGCTTAATCCTAATGTATACATTGTTACAACGCGCTGCAATGACCTTACAAATACTTCTGCTGATATATGATGAACCTCATCAACAACTGTTAATCCAAAACTACTAAATTGTGACTCATGATAATCTTTCATGGATAAGGATTGAAGCATTCCAATAACAATATCTTTATCATCAATATCTATTATTTGCCCTTGAATACGACCAACCTTAGCATCTGGTAAAAATTGGTTAATTCTCTCAATCCATTGGTCCACTAAAAATCCTTTATGTACAATAATTAATGTTTTAACTCCTAATTGCGCAATAATTTTTAAAGCCAAAACCGTTTTACCAAACCCAGTATATAAATCAAGAAGACCTCCAAATCCTCCATTTTTTATAGAGTTAATAAATTTATCTACGACTAATTGTTGCTCTTCTCGGAGTGCACCATTAAAACTTATATTAATTTTGTCATAATTAAGAATCTTAATTTCATTTGGTTGACCAAAATGAAGAATTCCAAACATGCGAGGCACATAAAACTTTTGCGGAGATTCTTTATATATAGGAAAAGCTTCCGATTCTACTGGTGATTTAGGAATATATGGTTTAGCCATTAATTCATCTCTTATAAATACACATTCTTTAAGAGACAAGGTATTTTTATAAATAGAATATCCTTTTTGTCCTAAATATGTTTTATGCATTCTATAAAATACTATTATTTTATAGAATAATTTATTAACATTATTCAATTTTATATTTTATATATTTTATATATTTTTAATAAAAATATATATTTTTAATAAAAATATAAATATTTAATATATATATTATGTTAAAAGTTATTCTTAGTTTGTTATTCCTTTTTATTATGTTATCATACGTTTTTTCTAGTGAGTTTATTACATCCAAAACAATTTTAAAAGATTTAAATTTATATGAAAAAAAGATACAAATGGAGAATCCAGTCCCAAATGAACCCAAAACAAGAACTCTTGAAGAAGAAATTGTGAGGTCTGTAAAAAATGAAAATAATACTAGCACCCCAGCCACCTATTTTCCTATTTTACAATCTGTGGCTAATGCTGCGGAATTAGAATAAATTTTAGGGTTTTTGAAGACTAGTTAATTGACTATAGCCATAATCGGTTTTTTCAGTGACTACATTAGTTGTATTAAATAACACATCTCTTACTTCCTCGGGTGTAGCCAACTCACCTTGTTTTAATAATCCATTTTCATTACTGATTATATCTTTTACATTTACAAGTTCACCATCCTTATTAATTGTTTGTGTTAATACATTGCCAGTTTCTTTTGCCTTTTTAATATTTTCTTCAATTGCTTGTTTTCTTGCCTCTTTAATTCGTTTATCAAACTCCATTTTAGCTGCTTTTTCATTTTTTTGTTTCTCATTCATTAAGTCATTTAGTTCAGATTCCAAATATTCTACTTTACCAGTTTTATAGGCTTCCGGATGCCACGGCACCCATATACCAACTGGCCCAACTAAAATATCATGATTTGGGTCTAATTCTCTAAGAATTTTACAACGCATTTCTGCTTCTTCCTGTGATGGAAAGCAACCTCTCACCTTTAATCCTCGGGTTGAGGTTTGAAATTTATTATCTTGATTAAATAATAGTTCTAGTTTATCTTCATTATGATCAATATAACTTTTATATTCAGCATATAAAGAAATATTAAAAATATTGTCTTTTTCTAGCTTAGCAAATTCTTCCAAATCACTTTGCAGCTTCTCAAAAGGAAGTTTATATTTATAAGCCACAAAATTTAGAAACTGAGTAAATTTCTCAAGCGATTTAAATAAATCATATTGTTTTATAAATTGCTCAAAATAAAACTCTTCTTTTTGTTTTAATATTTTTTCTGGAGAGAGAAAAGACAAACACACAAATTTTTGTCCGGCTAAAGGTTGGTCTTCATCTAATAAATCAATATATTTTACATTTTCTTCTTTAGTAGTACTCATTCTAATATTTATTACTTCTTATTTAATATTTAAGTATTTATTTTAATTCATTTAATTCATTTAATTCATTTTTTTTTTATTATTTTCTTAACAATTATTATATGTCTTTGATTGGATATTTAGATATAAATGAATTGTTAAAACGTGCTTTAAAATATTTTTTTGAAGGTATTATTGTTGCTTTAGCGGCATATGTTATACCTACCAAAAATATAAGAATTGATGAAGCGGCCTTAATCGCATTAGTCGCAGCAGCAACCTTTTCTATTTTAGACACCTATTTGCCGGCACTTGCTGTAAGCGCAAGAACTGGCGCTGGATTTGGTATTGGTGCCAATCTTGTAAGTTTCCCACATGGTCTTTAAATTGTTATAAATTATTATAAACTGTTTTAAATTGTTTTAAAAATATTATATTATTTATTTATATAAATAATATGAGTAATTCGGTGGAGTTAATTGAAACTCAGTTTAGACAACAATTAAGTCAACTAGATGCGTTCTATAGTAATAATTATAGAAAAATTATAACTAGTCGAATGGCATATCGCATAAAAAATTTTTATATTGCTCAGTTACAAAATATCTATACTACTAATAAAACTAATTTAATTACAAATAAAAATAATAAAATTAAAGAATACTTACAGCAACAACAGCAGCAATTAGAATTAAATCAAAGAGAATCAGAACAAAAAATTTTAAATAATATAGAATTAAAAGCGTTAATTATTGGTATAAATTATTTAAATACAATAACTGAACTTTATGGATGCATAAATGATGCCAATCATTTACAAACTTACTTCACTAATAAGTATAATTTTAATACTAATAATTTATGTTTATTAACTGATAATACAATTGTTAAACCAACAAAACAAAATATTTTGAAAAAATACAAAGATTTATTAGTTAATGCCAAATCTGGAGAAAAATTATTTTTTACTTATAGTGGGCATGGTTCTTTTAGACCAGATTTAAATAATGATGAAATTGATGGAAAAGATGAATTGTTAATAACAATTGATAAGCAATCAATAAGTGATGATGAACTAAAAACAATAATAGATGAGAATTTACCAGAAGACGTGACTTTATTTGTTATTTTTGATTGCTGCCATAGCGGCACTCTTATGGACCTAAAATATAATTATTTAGCTGGGAATGAAGACCTAGTAATAAATGAAAAAATAAGTGAAACTAAAAGTAATGTATTTTTAATAAGCGGTTGTTTTGATGCGCAAACAAGTGCTGATGCTTATATTGATAGTAAATTTCAAGGTGCGTTGACTTGGTCCTTATTAAAAACTATAAATGAAAATACTAATTTAACTTGGAAAGACTTGTTAATAAATATGAGAACTTTACTAACCTCTAGATATAATCAAATTCCACAATTGTCGTCTGGGAAGCTTATTGATATTAATTCCCCCTTACTTTTGTAAAATACTCTATTGCTTGGTTTCACTGATATTTGATTTTTTCCCGAATCTCCAACGTAGAAATCCACTTTCCATTTACTTCGCATTCACATTCCGCCCATCCATTTGCCGAGCATCGGTTGGAACTAATTGTTATGTAATGCGTCATGGCAAATCTACTTAATGAGGTGTATGACTTTGTATTACAAATAATTTCATCTTTTAAAGCATCGTATATACCAATCCAAGTTTTATTAATCCCAATTGTATGGCGTATACGCTGTCCATTAGTAAAACATTTAGACATATCACGAGAACGACTTGATTTTTTTTTAACCATATCTTTTTCATTCTCAACATTCTCTTCTTCTTCCTCTTCTTCCTCTTCATTCTCTTCTTCCTCTTCATCCTCCTCTTCATCCTCTGATTTATTAATCCATATTTCTCCATCAATTAGGTCAAAGAATGTATTGATTTCTTCAGGTGAAACACGAAAGAACTCACGCCTAGGGTTAATTCGTTCGGTATATTGCGAAAGCAATTTATGAAGCGTAGCTTCTTTTTGCTTAGGATTTGATACCTTTTTAGCAACAACAATTTCATACGGGGTTGGAGGTTTCCAAGTATCAGAATTATTTGCTTCATTTAATCTTATGTTTGGTATTCTTTCAGTCATACCAACTTTAAGAAGACCAGGCATTGATTTGTTTGAAAAGCAATAGATATATCCTGACATGTTTAATTATGTATATGTTTATTTATTAGTTTCATTTCAATTTTTTTTTTGTTGCTATATATAGTATAATAATAGGATTATTATAATATATATTACAAACTACAAATAATAATAATTAAAATCCGCCACGTAAGCGTAATACCAGATGGAGAGTGCTTTCTTTTTGAATATTATAATCGCTTAATGTTCGCCCATCTTCTAATTGTTTACCAGCAAAAATCAATCGTTGTTGGTCTGGTGGGATTCCTTCTTTATCTTGAATCTTTGCTTTTATAGTGTCAATTGTATCGGCAGATTCAACCTCAAGAGTAATAGTTTTTCCGGTTAATGTTTTAACAAAAATTTGCATGCTATATTATATTATAATAATAAATTTTATTTATATTATTTATATTATTTATTTATCCAATTTGTATACGTTGGTTCATTTTATTTTCTTTATAAAAGATTGCTTTTATAAATGTAAACAGTAAGGCAAACCCTACTTTCATTAAAAATATTACTTTATTAATTATTGTTTTAATTACTCTAAATACGGCATTAAACAATCCAAAGATAGCTTGAAATATACTTTTAAAAACTTGAGAAATTGCTTCAAATAATGATTTAAACATATTTTTTATTTATATATATAATATTAATATATAAATAGTAAAAGTTTTTTGCCTTATTTATATTTTATATTTATCGACGCCGGTTTGATTTTCTATGTTTATTACGAACTGCTTTACGACGGCGTCTAGTGGTAGTTTTTTTCCCGCCTTCTTGTTCTCCTCCTCCTGCTTCTTCTGAGCCTGTTTCTACTGGTTTTAATGGTTTTAATGGTTTTGTTTCTTCTCTATCCTTAAAATCGTACTTTATTGGTTGCGTTCGATACCAAAGACCATCATATTTAAGATATTGTCTTAGTTGTTCTATATTTGTAAATATGATCTTTTGCTCGCTATTTATAGTTATTGGTTCTTTTAATGTGTCTAGTATTTTATCTTCAGATATTGCTGGGTCTAATACTGCAGTTCCATCAGGAGCATCCGCACCCGCAGGAACAGAACTATAAGTTATTTTTGAATAGTCTAACACGTTTAGTGTTTCTCTGTTTATTGTTGTAGCTAATTTCTCTTGTATTCTTGATTTAACGGATTCTATCGACGCTTTATCCTCAGGTGGTATTATCTCATCATTCATAAAATCTTTATTACTAATAAACTGAATTGTAATGGGGTTCGCGTTCACATACTCATCTTTAAATAGTGTGTTTAAATAATAATTGCTAAAATAAATTTCTGAGTTATTACCATTTTTCACATAAATACATCTTGCTGGGTCTATACGTATTTCATTAGTTTCAGCCATAATAATAATATATATTAATATATTATTATTATATATTTATTATATATTTATTTCTAAATTCAAATATTGATTTATTACAATGATTCTTCGCAATAATCGTCTTCAACGTCGTTTATTCTTCCTGCGTTTGAAGCAATACTATTATTAGAAACTGGGCCTCTGGGACCCATAGGACCCATAGGGCCCATAGGGCCGCCTGGACCAGCTGGACCGGCTGGACCGGCTGGTCCCATAGGACCCATTGCTCCATTTAAGCCTCTTAAACCAGGGGCACCATCAGCGCCTCTTAAACCAGGAGCGCCATCAGCGCCTTTGGCTCCAGGCGTACCATTCGTACCATCTCTCCCATTAATACCATTTCTACCACTTGCACCATCTCTACCATCTCTACCACTTGCACCATCTCTACCATCTCTACCATCTCTACCGCTAGCACCGGTTGCACCATCTCTACCATTTGTTCCGCTAGCACCAGTTGGACCTGGTGGACCGGTTGCACCGGGTGGACCGGGTGGACCTATACCACCACTACCAGTGGCACCAATTGTATAACCATTTTTTATTTTATTAAATATAGTCTTTATTTCCTGGCCTGTTAATGCTCCATCATATATAGTTAAATCTTTCATAAAAATATTTTCATTTGCTCCGCAATGAAAAGGCAATGCGTCTCGTCCATAAGCAAATGCTACTTTATAGATACCTGGATGATCAATTCCAGAATTAAATGTTGGATTATTAGTAGAGTCGGTGTTTGTTGTTATGCGTTCTCCATCTACATATAGATGCACTTTTTGCCTTGCCTCTACCCCAGGTAAAAGAGGTTCATTCCTAATGACGTATGTAATATAATGGGTTTCATTGAATGGAATTGGATAATTCGCAATAACAGGCGCAACCATGGTTATATCGTTTTGATATTGACCACCAGTATAAGTACCTGCGCATGTAAAAAATAAATAATTTGAATTATAATCAGTGCTTGGGTGTAGTAGAATTATAGGACACCTTGAATATGCACCTTGATTATTGCGAGACATAGCTGCGGTGTTTTGAGCAATTCTACAAAGCCCAATAAAACCGCCGTTATCATGGGCAAGTGCGACTCCCACAGAATGATATATAAAACCAATAGTAATCTCTTTTTTTGTTAGATTTAATCTTCTCAAGCCTGGAAGTGCCTGTTTTGTTGGATTAAAACAACTTACAAAAGTATTAGGAGGTCCTTGGTGCTCATAGTATGCGCCAGCAGCACCAGTTGCACCAGTTCCACCATTAAACTCAAAAGGACCATCTATAAAAGGATTAGGTCCTGAAATAGCAAAAGTTTCCTTTTTTGAAACCATATATTTTATTAAAAATATACCTAAAATAAATACTAATATGAATAATAATATATATACTATATATTCTGTACTGTATATTTTTTTCATATATTATTTTAAAATATTATTATTTATTTATTTTAAAATAATTCTAAATAAATAATTGAAAATATATAAAATTAAAAAACTAAATAACATAATAAAAAATTAATATTATGAGTAAAATGAGTAATTGGAAACCGATAACTATTAATCCAAACTATTGCGTTAATTGTATTGGTCAAGTTAAAAACAATAAAACAAACAAATCATTAACTCCTAAAGTAAATACAAAAGGACAATATGTAGTTAAATTAAAATTAAATACAGAATATAAATTGTATAAAGTAGATAAATTAGTTGCCAAAGCATTTATTGAAAATCCAAATAATTTACAATATGTTAAGCATAAAAATGGTATATTAAATGATAATAGAGTTTCAAATATTGAATGGACAACAAATAACCCAATCACTACGCTGAATAATCTTAATACTAATATATATCCTAAAATAAAACATTTTGTTAAATATGCAATTTGTAAAAATGAAAATAATCAATCAAAAAAACAACTCTATTTTAAAACAGAAAAAGAAGCATTAGAGAGAATCAAAACAATACAATTAACAAATCCAGAATATAAAAGTAAAGTTCAAAAAAAAGTATACTATTTAACTGAAATAACCTATAATGAAAAAAAGTTTTATAAAAAACATCAAGACTATCTATTAGTTCATAGACTTCATAGACAAATGTATTTAGTAATTAAATATTGCAATTTATTTTTAAAATTATTAAATAAAAATAAATAAAAATAAATAAAAATAAATAAAAATAAATAAAAATAAATAAAAATAAATAAAAATAAATAAAAAAAATAAAAAAAATAAATAAAGACAAATACTATATATGTCTGGAGGAATATTTCCTGGAAAACCATTTGCTTTTAATATCAAATGTATAATTTTTGCCTTGATTATTATGATAATTTTTTTATATTCACCAAACATTAAAAGCCCTTATGTGTTATACGCCACATTATTTGTGATTTTTGTCATTTCATATGTAGCAATGGCTTGGTATGACTATTTTTTTGATTGTAGAACATTGCCATTAAGAAAAAGCGGTCACAGTATTCAACGATATATAAAACCAAAAGCTCACATGCCCGAAAAACAAGAAGACTGGATTTGTGAGAAAGACACCAGTTTGAAATATATTTTAATATACATTTTACATATTTTGATTATTGTTCCATTAATTGCTTATGTTGCCATTTATAGAAAAAAGGCACATCCCTATATTTATCCATTACTCGGCGTATTAGCAACTTTCACATTAGGCTATCATGGGGTTTATTTATTAATTAGTAGTAAAAAACATTTAGGAAGTAACAGAGACAATGACAATGATAGTAACAGTAACAATGACGCATCTAAACAATTTTCATAATTATGTTAATTTTATGTCTTCTATTTGTTCGGTGATTAACTGCAAATAAATTGTTTTTGCCATATTGATATAAACCTCTGGAATATCTTTATAAGTTTTTATTGCTTGTTGTAGAAATGAGGCATTACCACTTTCAACAGCAGTGTCAATAATATATAAAAAGTTGTCATAGACAGTCGTATTGTCATCATTCATCTTGTTATCCATATTAGTTACTATACTATTTTATTTTTTATTAAATTAATAAAAATAATAAATCAATTCAATTTTTTATTTATTTAATTTATGATACTATGATAGCAAGAGCATAAATTACATAAATTACATAAATAACATAAATTAAATAAATAAAATATATTAAAGATAGTAGACAATATATTTTATATGAACATGGAGAAAACCCCTAGAATAGCGATTGGTATTGATTTAGGAACTACATATTCGTGTGTTGGTGTTTGGCAAAATGATAGAATTGAAATTATTGCGAATGACCAAGGGAATAGAACCACTCCATCCTATGTTGCGTTTAGCGACCAAGAGAGAATGGTTGGAGATTCGGCAAAAAATCAAGCATCAATGAATCCAACCAATACAGTATTTGACGCGAAGCGTTTAATTGGGCGGCGATTTTCCGAACAATCAACCCAGGCTGATATAAAGCATTTTCCATTTAATGTTGTTGCCAAAGACGGTGATAAACCAGTTATTGAGGTTGAGTTTAAGGGAGAAGTTAAGCAGTTTTTACCAGAAGAAATCTCATCAATGGTTTTAGTTAAAATGAAAGAAATTGCCGAATCATATCTTGGACAAACAGTAACCGATGCGGTAATTACAGTGCCCGCATATTTTAATGATGCGCAACGGTCGGCAACAAAAGACGCCGGAACGATTGCTGGGTTAAATGTAATTCGAATTATTAATGAGCCTACGGCAGCCGCAATTGCTTATGGACTTGATAAAATGAGTGATGCCGAGAAAAATATTTTAATTTTTGATTTAGGCGGCGGCACATTTGACGTGTCTTTATTAACATTAGATGCAGGGATTTTTGAAGTAAAGGCAACCGCAGGAGACACGCATCTGGGCGGCGAAGACTTTGATAATCGATTAGTGTCTTATTTTGTAAAAGAGTTTAAGAAACAAACAAAACTAGATATTAGTGAAAATAAACGCGCAATGATGAGACTACGAACTTCATGCGAGAGAGCGAAGCGTTCATTATCTTCGACTACACAAACGAGTATTGAAATTGATTCATTATATGATGGAAAAGACTTTTTTTCATCAATCACGCGCGCTCGGTTTGAAGAATTATGCATGGATTTATTTAAATCCACAATGGAGCCAGTTGAAAAAGTGCTTAAGGATGCCAAAATGTCTAAAAGCGAGATTCATGAAATTGTATTAGTGGGAGGTTCTACGAGAATTCCAAAGGTTCAACAATTACTTAGTGATTTTTTTAATGGAAAAGAGCCTTGCAAGTCGATTAACCCGGATGAAGCGGTTGCCTATGGTGCTGCGGTTCAAGCGGCTGTATTATCAGGAACAAAAAGTTCAAAAATTAATGATTTATTATTATTAGATGTCACTCCATTATCGCTTGGATTAGAAACTTCTGGAGAAGTTATGACAGTTATTATTCCAAGAAATAGCACTGTTCCAACTACAAAATCACAAGTATTTTCAACATATGCGGATAATCAACCAGCAGTAACAATTCAAGTATTTGAAGGAGAGCGCGCTAGAACAAAAGATAATAATAAACTGGGGGAGTTTACGTTAAGTGATATTCCACCAATGCCTAGAGGAGTTCCACAGATTGAAGTCTCATTTGATATTGATGCCAACGGTATTCTAAATGTTAGTGCGGTCGAGAAGTCTACTGGAAAAAGCAGCAATGTTGTAATAACAAATGATAAATCTCGTATTTCAAAAGAAGAAATTGAACGAATGACTAAAGACGCTGAACGATATGCAAAAGAAGATGAGGACTTTAAAGAAGCTAATGCTTCCAAAAATGTCTTAGAAGGTTATTGTCTGCAAATACAAAGTTTAATTAAAGATGATAAAAATACGCAAACATTAGAGCAAGCGGATAAAGATAAGATTAAGGACTGTTTAAGCTCAACAATGAAATGGCTTGAAGTAAATAAATATGCTTCAAAAGAGGAATACATGAATAAAAAAACTGAACTTGAAAAAGTGTGTGAGAAGTTAATGCCGGGTGGAATGCCGGGTGGAATGCCGGGTGGAATGCCGGGTGGAATGCCGGGTGGAATGCCGGGTGGAATGCCGGGTGGAATGCCGGGTGGAATGCCGGGTGGAATGC